TAGGTACAGTTACAATTTCTGTTGGCTTCTCCTCCAGCGCTAAGTAATGCCTAGTCCAAACATTCAAATGAGGGATATGAATGATATAAACAGCACTACGCTGCAGAATTATCCTAAAAAGAAAAAGAAGAAAAAAGTTACCAATAACCTACCAGCAAAGAAGAAGAAAAAATGAAATATTCAAATACACCAGTAGGTGAAGCATTCAAAGTTGCTGTTATGGTCAGCTTGCCTAAAGAGGAAAAAGATGAAGAGATGGAAGGGTTGCCTGAAGGTGTAACCAATCCAATTATCAAGCTTGCTCCTGCAGAAGCTAAATATGTTGAAGCCATGTTCGATATAGTTGAAGAATATGGTAAACTAGCTGACAATGATGGTAATGGTATTTGGGTTGGGTATGAGCCACCAGCACAAAATGAAAAGAAAGCAATGGGAGTTAAATGCTCTAACTGTGCTTTTTGGTGTCCTGAAATGAAAGGATGCCATATCATTGTAGAAAAAGCTGAGCCAAATGGTTACTGCAGATTAGCAGCAATTGGAGAAGGACTAAAGAAATAATGGCTTCTAAAAAAGCAAAACCAGTATGGGAAAAAGAACGTCCAAAGTCTTTGGGCGCACCAAAGAAGTTGACACCAGCACAAAAGGCTAAAGCAAAAGCTGCAGCTAAAAAAGCTGGTAGACCTTATCCTAATTTAATTGATAACATGAGAGCAGCAAAAGGTAAATAATGCCAAAGACTCCTGCATGGCAGCGTAAAGAATGAAAGAGTCCTACTGGTGGTCTAAATGCTAAGGGCCGTGCATCAGCAAAAGCACAAGGTATGAATCTTAAGCCACCAGTATCTGCTAAGCAAGCTGCTAAATCTCCAAAAGCTGCAGCAAGAAGAAAATCATTTTGCGCAAGGATGGAAGGAAATCCAGGACCGATGAAAGATTCTAAGGGAAGACCAACACGTAAAGCGTTGGCATTAAAGAAGTGGGACTGCTAACATGGCAAGACAAAGTAATTCAGATAAATTAAGTAACTATAGAGGAAAAGTTAATCTTGCTCAGAAAAAATTACAGCAAGAAAATTATGACCAACTTTGGCAAAGATTAATTAACTTATATCGCGGTAGACATTATCGTGGTATGAGTGTTGGTGACAGATTGCTTGTTAACGTTGCATTCTCAACAATTAATACTTTAGCTCCAGCCGTTTCTATTGGTCGTCCAAAGATTAACGTTAATCCACGTAGACCAGAAGATGGTGATAAAGCTGTTGTTACTGAATCTATTATTAACTATTGGTGGCAGCACTATGGTTGTCAGCCAGAGTTTCAAAGAGCAGTAAAAGATTATTTAATTATTGGCCATGGTTGGGTAAAGACTGGCTATCGCTTTGTTGAAGAGGCAAAGCTTAATGATATTCAAGACACTGCTGATGAAGCTGCAACTGGGCCTGGTGTTACGGGAGAAGTAGAGTCTACTTTTGTAATTAGAGAAGACCGTCCATTCTTAGAGCGCGTTGACCCATTTAATATGTTCGTTGACCCATATGCAACAGACATGAATGATATTCGTTGGATTGCACAAAGAAGCCGCCGCACACTAAAAGATGTTAAGAATGATGACCGTTATGATTATACCGCAAGAAAAGATGTAGGTCCTGCACTTACAAAAGCTTATGGTGATTATATATCAACTAGTAACTATGATTCAAATATTGATTCCGATGAAGCTATGTGCAACATCTATGAATATTATAATATTGATACTGGTGAAATGTGCATCTTCTCAGATACTGGTGACAAGTTCTTAGTTAAGCCAACCAAGATGCCATACGTGTTTGGTCACCCTTATATCATGTTGCGTAACTATGAGATTCCTGGTTTCTTCTACCCAATGGGTGAGCTTGAAGCTATTGAACCATTGCAGTACGAATTAAATGAAACTCGTACACAAATGATGAATCACAGAAAGCGCTTCTCACGTAAGTATTTGTTTAGCGAATCAGCATTTGATGATGCTGGACGTCAGGCTTTAGCATCAGATGATGACAACGTATTGGTTCCAGTTAAAGGTAATGAGAACTTACAAAACGTAGTAGCAGCAATGCCAGCCTATATTAACCCACCTGAATTCTATAGAATGAGTGATTCAATTGAGGCAGACATTGACCGTGTGTCAGGTGTCTCAGAGTATCAGCGTGGTATTATTCCAGAGACAACTAGAACTGCCCGCGAAGCATCAATTATTGCTGAAGCTGGTAATGCTAGAGTAGCAGAAAAACTTATATCTATTGAAAACTCAATAGCTGCTTGTGCTTCTAATCTTATAATGCTAGCCCAGCAATATTTAACTGGTGAACAGACTGTAAGAATAGTTGGAACTGAAAATGCACCTGTATGGTTAACATTTGATAAAGACTATATTTCTGGTGAGTTTGATTTTACAGTTGAGGCTGGTTCTACAGCTCCAAGAAACGAAGCTTTCCGTAGAGATATGGCACTTCAAATAGTTTCGGCAATGCAACCATTTGCCCAAGCTGGTCTTGTTAACTTACCTAAATTGGCTGAATATGTCCTTGGAACTGGCTTTGGAGTTAAGAATGCTAAAACATTTTTACAAGAAGCACCAGCTCCAGAAGGTATGACACCTGACCAAGCTGCTTTAGAAGGTCAAGGTTTGCCACCTGGTATGACTCCAGATGAAATGGCTGCTATGGAATCTGAGCAAGGTGGACAGGGTCTACCTCCAGAATTAATGGCAGCATTAATGGGTGGAGCACCACAAGCTGGTCCAGCACAAAGCGGATTGCCCCCAGAAATATTGGCTGCTTTACAAGGACAAGCTCCTCAGGCTGGAGCACCGCAAGGTTTACCTCCTGAAATATTGGCTGCTTTACAAGGGCAACTACCACAATAGTAAAAGAAATAGGTAAAATTTTTTACAGTATATAGGAACAACCTAACAGAAGGAAGAGGATTCCAAATGAGTAATGAAGAAATAATAAATGATGCTAGTGCTACTACTGAAGTAATCGACCCCATTATCGAAGATGGACAAGTTGAGGAATTAGGCGAAGCAGGCGCAATAGAAGAGCCAGACTTTTTTGACTATACAGAGGTTGCCGATAGAGTCGTCAAACTCCAAGTCAATGGCGAAGAAGTTACAGTACCTTTACAGGAGGCTCTAGCTGGATACCAGCGTCAAGCGGATTATACCCGTAAGACACAGGAACTCAGCGAACAAAGAAAGCAAGTTGAATTTGCTGCTACTCTTGCACAATCGTTGCAAGAAGACCCAGCAGGCACCTTGCAGGCTTTACAGCAGCACTACGGTGTGGGAACGGTTCCTGCAGCTCCTGAAGAAGAGGAGTGGTTGGACCCAGCTGAAAAGCAAATGCGACAGTTGGAACAAAGAATCGCAGCTTTTGAACAAGCAAAGGCTATGGATGATTTGAAGAGAACTATCGATACATTGCAAAGCAAGTACGGCGAAGACTTTAATCCAGATGAAGTTGTAGCTAAAGCTGTAGCAACGGGAATAACGGATTTAGAAGCAGTCTTTAAACAGATTACTTTTGATAAAGTTTATTCTAAAGCTTCTGAAGCTCAGAAAAAGCTAGCAGAAGAACAAGCTAGAGTTCAAGCTAAACGTTCGGCAACGATTGTTTCCACAGGTTCATCTTCTAAGGGTGGAAGTCCAACCGCAACTGCACAACCTAAAACAGTATTTGAAGCCTTTGAGCAAGCCAAAAAAGGTTTGGGGCTTTAAACTAAAACACTAACAACATAAGGAGAAAGTAACATGACTTCACCAAACGTGCAGTCCGTAGATTACAATGCACTGTTTTCTACGACCCTACAAAACTACCAGCCAACGCTGGTTGACAACATCTTCAAGGACCTCGTGCTCTTGAACCACCTGAACTCAGGCGGAAGAGTAATGATGGAAGAGGGCGGAACTCAAATAGTTGAGCCAGTTCTCTACGAGGAAAACTCAACTGCTGCTTCGTACTCAGGCTATGACAACATCAGCTTGACACCACAAGATGGCATCACTTCTGCAATTTACGACTGGAAGCAGATTGCTGCATCCATCGCAATTAGCGGTATAGAAGAGGCCCAGAACCGTGGAACCGAAGCAATCATCAAGTTGTTGAATGCTAAAATCATGCAGGCAGAAATGTCGATTAAGTCACTCGTCAACGGTCAGCTTCTTAGCTCCAACGACGGAACTGGTGGCACCGCCAAAGAATTCAACGGTATCGGTGGATTCGCAGGCGCAACTGGCACCTCAATCGGTGGCATTGATGCATCAACAAACACTTGGTGGAACCCAACCATTCAGGCAGGCATACAGGGCCAGACCCTCAGCCTTGTTAACATGGCAAACACCTACAACAACGCATCAAAGGGTAATGATACTCCAGACCTTATCATCACCACTGAAGCATTGTTCAGCAAGTACGAGTCATTGCTTACACCAAACGTTCGTTACCAGGACGTAAGCAAGGCAAACGCTGGATTCCAGAACCTCATGTTCAAGCAGACACCAGTTGTGTTTGACTTGGCAATGCCAGGTAACCAGGTATCCAACGCTTCGATGTACTTCTTGAACACAAGATACCTCAAGCTTGCTGGTATGAATGGACACTGGTGGACAACCACTCCATTCCAGCAGGGTACAGTTGCACAAAAAGATGCCCGTTACGCCATCGTATTGGCCTACGGTCAGCTTGTGTGCTCCAACCGTGCACGTCAGGGCTACTTGTCAGCTGACGCGTAATAACTTAATTAGCTTCGGCTAGTTAAAATAGGTTTAGCTGGTGCTAAGAGTTGAAAGGTTGTCATCCTTCGGGCAACTCTCTTAGTGCCAGCTATTCCCTTTTTATATGAAAAATTTTGTACAATATATAGAAACAATTATCAACGAAGGATTTAAAATATGAATAGACAGCCAGTATTTCAGTCTCAAGTTCCAGCAGGGTGTGAAATGTATAATTCCCCTAAGCCTGGACAAGACGTTGCTGCTATTATGCCAAACTATATTCAATCAGGTACTGAACTAGCTCCACCATCTGGTGTTGAGTATAAAGCCGCAATGCCAACGTGCATTGGTTTAAATGCACAGGAAGAAAGATGTAGAGCTCCTCAAGCTAAAGGAACTGAATACTGTATAGGGCATCTAAAAAGAATACAGAAACAAGCAAAAGCTGCTGAAGAATAGGATTAAAATATGGCACTAAACCCAACAACTGGTTTAAACTCTTTTTATCTCATCCAATTACTTGAGAATCTTTCTCAGTTGCAAATTGGTTATGATAACGATGTTGATGATATTAACCAGGACCTAGTGCTTCAATTTCTTAAAGAGGGTTTTCAAACAATTGTAGATGCTGATACTCGTTGGCCTTGGTTTGAAACTAACTATGTAACAGCAACTGTAAATGGTGGTGCAACTGTTACAAACTTTACAATGACTCAAACATATTCGCCTTATGTAACAGTACCACAGACTGTTAATATGAATGATATTAAAGAATTGATTAACGTTGTTTCAATCCAAGGCACAGAAATATATGAAGACTTTGGTCTTGAATTAATTTATATCAGCCAAGACCAAGGTGAAAGATGGTGGGTAGGTTCAACTAACCAAGTTGGAATTCCAGCATACTTTTCACTTTGGGCAAATCAAATGTACCTATGGCCGCGCCCAAACCAAATCTACACTTTGTTAGTTAGAGGATATAGAGAACCAGACCTTAGTTGGTTGTTGGATTCAAGCAACTCAGAGTCAACTGTATATGTAGACTTAGACCTTGAATTACAAGCTTGTCTTATAACTTATACAATGTCACGCATCTATCAGTTCCAAGAAGATGCTGAAATGGCAAGAGTCTACAGAGACCAATTTGTAACTAACTTAAAGAACTATCAGGATTACTTGACAGCACCAAATGGAAACCAACCACTCATTTATTCTGGTGGATTGCAACTAACAACCTATGGTTATGGATATAATGTTCCAGGTATACAAGTACTTCCAAGTTCCTCAGCAATTCCTAGCGCGATAGCCTGGTAAACAATGGCCCAAATTGCAGTTCAACAGTTATTTGACTTTACTGGTGGGCTTAACTTTCGTGCTGACCAATTTCAGTTAGCACCAAATGAATCACCAGGAATGTTGAATGTTGAGATTGACCCACGTGGTGGCGTATTTTCCCGCGCCGGCTATCAAACAAAAAATCCTAGTCCAATAGCTTTTACTGGAACATGGAATCCAAAAGGATTATATAATTATAAATATCCTGCTGCTCCACAGATAATGTTAACAACTGGTTATCAGGTAACTGGACCTTACGATGGCAGAGTTTATTATTCTTCTGGTGGAAACTTCAGTTATTTAAACAGCGCATCATCTACACCTCTAAATGTTAAATCTCCTAATGGTGCTGGTATGACTCAGTGGGAAGATACTCTTTACATTGCTCTTGGTAAAGACGCACCAAATATGTATAAGTGGACTGTTGGCGAAACTTACGCAACATCTTTAATTGCATCTGGTCCAACATGGCAACCATATCAACTACCAGTTGGTGGTTATATGCCTCGTGCAGAACATACAGTCGCTCATGCTAATAAA